GCTTCCGGCGCTTTAACTTCAGGTTCAGGTGCAGCCGTTGCTACCTGTTCCGGCGCGGGGTCTACTACCGCTAGGTTTTCTTCTGACATTTTTCGATTCCATAGAATCCCTGGTGATCGCGCCAGTACGTGTTTTCAGCATTATGCTGTAATTTGTGCAGCTTTATAAGCCGCAATTACTTTAGCAGTGTGCATAGCAGCGCAGATAGCCTTTACGCGAGCATCCTCGGCGCTGTAGTCATCGCCAGGGGCGACAACATGGCGGTGAAACTTGCCACTGATTTCGATGCCATCTTCCATGATGGAGGTTTTGGTGCGGACTTGAATGCAACTGTTTTCAACAATTTCAATCAAATCAACTGAAATAACTTTTTCTAGGGCCATGATATTTCCTTGTTTCCAGCCTGACCATCTAGTCAGACATTAAGGTTTCCAGTTTTCCGAACTGGTACGGTTATGCAACTCTTTCAGCAACAATAGTTAAGTTAATAATTCCAGCAGTGTAATTGGTTGTGCCGCCAGAATACGTAGCGTATAAGTTTGCGCCAGCCGTAGTTGGCTGCACCATGTCTGATGGTACTGCTGAAAAAGGGACTGATGCTGAACCAAATTGAGCTTGGATATTAGCCGTGGCTAAAGTAGCAGCAGTTAAAACGGTATAAGTATGCGCACCATCTGTTACTGAAAGCAAACGATCACCACCACCACCTGAAAATGGAGTAACTCCCAAAATAATAATGTTAAGTATCCGCCATTGCTCACCTAAAAATGTACTATCTATAAGCGTTTTTGTTCCCGCTGCAACTAAATCTGTATAGCTTACGGATACGTTAAACGCTGTGGTTTGGTCTACCTTGTTTTTTGTGTTGTCGATATACCAAACGTCAACTGATACATTGCTTGCAATATTAGGGGCCGATGAAGCAACTTGTGCAACAGTTGCTTGTTCCCAATATATTTGTTGTCCACCAGCGCCTGTAGCTGTTACTGGGTTTGTGCAGTTATCAAAGTTTGAATCACGAATTGAAAGACGAGCCGCATTTTCCAAATAAACACCAGTATTCATTCCATTAAAATATGATGAATTCAATGCAACGCCAAAACTATTTCTAACAAGTAACCCAATTGCTGCCGTAGGCGCTCCAGCCGTTTCTATGGCAATGGCGTTAAGAATAACTCCATTACAAGCGTCATCAACAAGAATCACAGGATTTGAACTGTTATCAAATGCGCTAACTGACAAACCATTTACAGCAACACCAGTAGAGTTTGCAATGTAAAGCTGAGCAGGAGGATTTCCCGGAACACTTGGGGCATATTCCATGTAAATTCCAGTCAGACTTGCCCCGTACACAGTATCTAAATAAATATTTGCATACACGTTAGCTTCGCTGTCACATTGCACCATACCTAACGCACGACAAGCCTTTATATAAAAACCATTTGCGCCATTAAAAGTAGCAAGACACCCAATAAGCGCCACGTTGTTGGCTGGAGCCAAAACGCCATCTATAGTAAAGCCAATTTGAAAGCCATTGTTTGTGCAAGTCCATGCTTGGCAATTTGTAAGTTTTAAATGATAGTTAACTCCAATAACAAAACCATTGTAAAAATTTCTAACCCAAACATTTTGAAACTCTGTAAATTCGCTTCCAAAATTACTGTATATGCCACTTACATTAGCCAAACTTCTACCTAAAAGAGCAAAGTTTCTGAACCCAACATAAGTTCTAGCAAGGTTTGTGCTTGCTACAGACAAAGCAGCGACAGGGGTAGCAGAAGTAAAATCAGCAAAAATTACTGTGTCAAAATTTGATTCCCCAACAAAATCCATCTTGGCTTGCGCTCCAGCAAAATTAATTGGGGCAGTAATTCGGTATGTTCCTGATGGAAGATACACACTAAGCCCATTTACGTTTGCATAAGTAACAGCGGCTTGAATAGCGGCTGTGCTATCTGTGCCGTTTCCAGTAGTTCCGTCAGAGTCACCCACCGCTCCAAAATCAGTAATGTTAACTGGCGCACCAGAAATCATCGAATAGGAAACTTTTGTTAAAGACATATTGACCCTTAGACAAGATAGGTTCCAGAAATAAATATCGCGTCAACAGCCGCATCGTATGGAACTTGAGAAGCTGCGCCGCCGCCAGCTGGGGTTTGGGCAAATGTTATCTTTGTTGTAGCACCTTCAACATACGCTGTTGCAATGTTTGAAGCAGTTAATGCTAATGCGTCAACCCGACCAAGGCTCGCTGAATAGTACGAACCACCAGCGGTAAATGGTAATCCATCTAAAGCAAGATTGCCTGTGCCTGTGCCAGCACTCCAACTAATAATTATCTGGAAATTAACCGCATCGCCTACTTTTACATAGTTACCCACAGCATAGGCATAAGTAGCTGTTCCTGCGGTTGTTGTTCCAATTACGGTTGGTGTAAAAGTACCTTTTTCGTAGTCAGCCAGCAACTCGCTTGTGCCTGTGCCCGGCGTGGCCGAGAAATCAACGCCTTGACCGTTTGCAACAATTAAATTGCCAGTAGTCAACGTCAATTGAGTTGCACTGATTGCACGGCCTGCTGTCAAGTTAGCAACAGACACCTGTTTGGTCGCGCTGCTTTGGACAATGGGCAATACTTCCGTACCCGCTAACGGGGTTGTAGAAGCAGGAAGTGCTGAGATTTTGCTGTCTGCCATGATAAATCCAATCAGTTAAACATAACTTCAATAAGTGAAGTAATAGGTGGTGCTTCTGAAAACGTAAGTGATACGCCTGACACGGCGTAAGTATTTTTGTTTTGATACACACCATTGATGTAAACAAACGTAAAGTTTTCTCCCAACGAAGCCGCGCTTAATGTAAATATCGTCTGTGACCCTGTGCCAGTAAAATTGTTTACTTGGTAGCTTGCAGCCCCAATGCCAGATACATTGTCATAGGTGCCAATTAAAACATCGTTGCTATCTTTAAGCAAAAATTTGTACGGTGGTGCGCTTAACCAAATTTCACCACCAGGCACACGCCCTGCCGAATCTAAAATAATTGGGTTGGTGTGATTTGTACTTCCAGACGAACTTGTAAAAGTAGCTTGGGGGGTTGTAGTGCCTGCAACGTAGGTGTACAGCTTACCGCCGGACAAAATAACACCGCTGTTGGTAAAAAACTGGGCCGCAGCGCCGCCTACAGGAGAGAGAAAGACGGCCATATCAAGACTCCAAAAGAATTTGCCCACCGTCTTCTTGCACAAGATTGTCGCTAGATTCGGTAAGAAGGTTGCTTTGCACAGTCGCAGTAGCATAGCCCGACAAAAACGAAACAATGCTTCCAAGGCCAATTGATACCCCGTTGCGAATAGGAATTCCAAAGAAACTCATTGGATGTTAATTGGTTTGCAATAAATCGTGCCGCCCGTGGACACTTGAATTGCGCTTACACGCCATTGGCCGCTAACGCTAGAGGGCACTTTAAATGGGATTGGTGTAAACGGCGGTACTGGCGTGCTAGATGTCGTGGCCGTAACGCTTTCACCTACCAGCACATAACAAGCCTGGTCAGACCAAACCACCACACCTTGAGCGCCAGCAGGCCATGCGCCAGTTACGCCAGCAGTGCCGGTGTAAGTAATAGACTTGGCCGGAAAATTGGTGTCCGCTAACGGGTTTAAAAGTTCCATGATGTTTCCTTATGCTAAGAAGCGGAGTTTATACAGAGTACGCAGATAAACTTCAATAATGTTATCTATAAGTTGTTGAATCGACGAGTCATTTTTGTCGCAGACTTCGTAGCGGCCTTTTTCAATCTCATCAAGCTGGGCCTGCAAAAACTCAATGATGTTTGTGGTCTTCTTAGCCGCTGGAATGGCAATAGGGCCAATTAAACCATGACGGCCTTGGTAGGCTTCAGCAAAGTCGTCCGCAACGCCAATAATACGCTCATAAAAGATATTGAGCGCAACGTGCTTGGAGTAGCTGCGGGTATTAAGGTGTACTGAATGAGCCACATTGCGGCCTAAGAACAGTAAACCCAATAGTTGTGCGGCGGTCATTGTGGCTGCTCCATCGGTGGCATACCTTCCATGCCCACGTCCATCTGCTGTTCTGGCATTTCAGGAATACCGCCAATTTGACCGTTAGACTCCATTGCAGCCGCCACTACGCCCATAGCAATATCTTGAATCTGCTGCTCGTTCATGCCCGCTTGTGTAGCAGTGATGCGTTGTGTCTCAGCTTGGTAAGCCTTAATCTCAGCCTCGTAATCCTTGCGGCGTTGCTCTTGCATCTCAATAGACTTGCCGACGTTCTGGAGCATGGCGTGCATCTGCTCCATTTCCTGACCCATAGCTTGCATCTGCTGCTGTGCGGCTTGCAATTCTGGGTTTTCATCGGCATCGCTCATCAACTTGGGGTCAATAGTCTTGGCAAAACGCTTTGCCATCTCTTGGGCACCAGGCCAATCCATGTTCTTGACAAACAGGTCACCGGCCACTTGCCATAGCTGCGGGTTGCCCTGCAACAGTTGGCCCATAGCCTCCAGCGCCTCTTGGCGCTTGGTCGCGTAGCCTGGGCCGGTGGTAGCCACCACATCGTACTTGCCCACGCCAGGGTTGTAAATCTTTTCAATCACAATGCCTTCTTGATTGACAATCTTTTTGACCGGCTCTTGCTGCATCGGGTCAATCTTGACCATGCTGGTCTCGCCGTCCTCACCAATAATGCGGGCAATGCGCTGTGTGTCGTAGATTTTGGGAATCAGGTCAATTAGTTGACGAGTCAGATACCGCACACCACGGGCCAAGTTGTCGCCAAAGTGGTATGTCCCGACATCACCCTCACGCTGACGCGCAAGAATCGCTTTTCCTGAGCGCTCGTTGGATGTCATGCCCAAAGAAGCGTTATATTGGCCTGTAGATGCCTTGATGTCCTCAGAAGCGCCTGCCTTGGCTTGCAACAGCCCGCTGGAGGCCATTGGCGGCTGGGCCCGCTGGGGTAATGGCAGCGTAGCGCCCGCACCGTCTGTAACGTCTGGATTGACCTCCAAATACGGCCAGTTGGTCGTATTGGCGGTCTTCCACTGGTTTTCATAACCCTCAAACTGACCGCCGTAGCCAATAAACGGCGCTTTGGGTGCCAAGGCCAGCATCTCTGCTTCTTGGGATACCCAATAGTTGTACATCCTCTGGGCGTCCTTGGCGTTTCGCACCAGGCCGGACACGTACAAGCGCCCGTCAACCTCAAATTCGTTGCCCACAATGCGGACAATGGGGATGTATTTGCCCGCCCACTCGCGTTCTTCCAAGATTTCGTAGCCGTTTATCTTGCAATACTTGATCCGTGGTCGGTCAGACTGCCTAGTCTTCTTTGGCTTGCCATACATATCCCGCAATTGCTTGTCTTCAGGCGTCCCCTCAAAGGCCGTGGCGTTGCCAGGGTACAAATTGAGCGTTGCATTGTCGTAATCGACGTAGTAGTAGTCCGCGACGCGAATGGTGTCCTCGTTGAGCCATTGAGACAGGTTCTGGTCGCCCACACCCAGCGTTTGCAGGGTGGTAATGGGCGCTGAGTCGGGGTACATCCGCTGGTAATCGTCTTTGCGGATGTCTTCGGTCACAAAACAAAACTTGGCGTCCGCGCCGCACGGGTCTTGGATCGCCGGATCCATGTAAACCGAAAAACTGTTGCGAATTCGGCCAATTTTGATGTCTTGGTCAAAAGTATTGTCGTCGCAATACTCGGTTAGGATTCGGATGTAGCCTTCGCCGTATGAGACTTGGTTTTCGCAGGCGGTGTCGTAAGCGACATCTGCGTCCGAGATGTATTCAATATGCCTGACCATGCCGTTGAATACTTCGGCAACGTCAACGTCGGCCTTGTCGTCGGCTGGAATAACTTTGCCTGTTGGGCGGTTTTGTCGTTGGTCATTGGTGACTTGCCGAACGTGCTGCGGCAGTTTGTTAATCGTAAGGCACGGGCGTGCGTTGATGGTCTGGCCCTGCACCGCGCCACGGGTTGCCAGCACATCGGCAGGCCACTGCCAGTGATTGTCCGGGCTTCCGGCGTAGAACTTTAAATCGTCAATCTCGTCCTCGCGGGACTCAGACAGCGCCGATATTGCCATGTCCAAGCGGCTGCGGGCGGTCGCCAAGACGTTGGAGTCGTCGTCCTTCTTGCCGCCACCGTTGGCGACATTGCCTACCGCCACCATGCCTGTGTAATCGGCCATTATTTCTTCTTTTCTGCTTTACGCTTAACTGCGTATGCGATTGCAACACTTTGGGCCACCGGCTTGCCCGTTTTAACTTCAGCCTTTACATTTTTGCGGAATGCTTCTGGCGATTTGGATTTGACGAGTGGCATATTAACTCTCCGTATGGAAGATGGCGTAGTTCAATTTAATTGCTTCAGAATAGGCGTTGTTGGTCACGTTTTTAAGTTCCACCGTAAACGAACCATCGCCCACCGCCGCGATAAAAGCATTGTACGCACCCAAAGTGCCGCCAGAGGCAACACTGATCACAACCACATCGCGGGCGCTAACCGTGCTGCAATTAACCACAAACACCGCATTGGCGCTGGGGGCCATCTGTGCGTTGGCCGTAGTAATTTGACCGGAAGGCGTGTTGATCGTAACCGCTGTGGTTTTGTTGTTGGTCTGGGTTACTGTGCCGAAAGCACTGGCCGAATACCCAATCGTGCCAGTACAAGCAATGTCGGTAGCCTTGACAATATCAGCACCAATGATGTTTTGGTCTTCGTATGCAACGCCGATTGGCTTGGTGTTTGCCATTATTTTTTCTTCGCAGTCTTGGCTGAATCTTTAAAATCTTTGGCCGAAGGCGCTGCCTTTGTGCCAGGCTTGTTCATTTTCTCTTTGCTGCCAGCAGCAATACGCGCTTGCTTGGCGTGAGTTGGCATAAAGCCCAGGTTTAGTTGCCATGATTACGAACCCATCCATGAAGTGTTTAAACTGCTGCCCTGCGAATTAATCCTGCGGGACGGCTCAGTATACTCGCGGTGAGCAACAGGAAAAGCAAACGTCACGCACAGCGCGTCCGCGGCGTCCGGCGATGCTAACCCTCTTGCTCTCATCTCTTTTTTCCCCTCTAGGAAAATAGTACCCGAAGAATCCGGCCTCTTAGCCGGTCCAGTTAAATCTGCCCTCAACTGCCTGTCGGTAGGAATACTAGCAGATTTTAACCAGTTCCTCATATCATTCCACATTTCAGCGCGTTTATTGCCAAACGCAATCGGGTGCTTGGCCTTATTGCCAAAGTTAATCCCTCGAACTTTATACCGCTGCTCGGTCAGCCGGTCAAGTATCCCGTACCCCAGCCCTCCCTCGTCAATCACCGTCAAGGTCGGCTTGTATTCCTCAATGGCCTCAATCACCCTGCCCACTATGGTCATAGTATCTTCACCCTGGTAACGCTTGATGGCCACCAGGTCGCGCCCCTGCCTAACCACAATCACAGTCGCATCGGCGCCACCCCTAGCAGGGTCAACCCCCACAATAATGGGAGCTGTCATATCCTTGTACTTGGGCCTCTTCATGGCATCATCAACCAACGTCGGCCCAATAAACTGGTCTTCCCCAGCCAAAGGGAACTCGCCGTAAACCTCAATCTTGGCCTGGCTGGAATTCTCGCCATACTCAGCAATAATCTGCTCGTACACCGCCTTATCGGTATCCTCCACCGTCCTAGCGTCTACCACCCGCGACTTCCAAAACGCCCTCTTGGCGTTAAAGCACTCAAAAAAGTACCCGCTGTTTCTGCGCGGGTTGGAGAACGCAAACCAATACCTGTCAGGCGTGTTCTCGGTAAAGAATCCTGTGCCAACGTCCCAGATCGCATCTGGTATGCCGCTAGACTCATCAAAGATCAGCATCATGCCGTCCTGGTTATGCACACCAGCGTAACTGTCAGGATTCTCCTCCGACCACAGCTTGCCCTCGCAAGCCCAGTACCTGGTGCCCTTCTTCAAGTCCTTCTCAACAATGTCCGTCAACCACTTGGCAGGCACCAGCTTGGTCGCGCTAATCTCCCACCAGTGCGAGTTAATCAGCATCGCTGACCACTTGGTCAACTCTGCCCAGGTCACCGACCTCAACTGATTCTCGCTGTTCGCGCTAACCACTACCGATCCGCCTATGCGGGTGGTCAGCATCCAAAGAACCAGCCAACTAACAAGCGCTGACTTGCCAATGCCTCGTCCGCTGGATACTGCTTCCCTAATAGTGTCAAAGTTAACCTTGCCCTGCTGCGCCTTAATGTGCTCAGTCACATCCCGCAAAACCTCCCGCTGCCACTTCCTCGGGCCTGTGAACCTCGCCAACGGCGTGTTCTTCACACCCCAAGGGAAAGCGTACATCACGAACGCTTCCAAGTCATCCGCAACAGCCGGTGACCATAACTCGGTCATCAGCTTCTGTTCCTCTTCACCTCGGTAAATGGGCAGTTGCATAGTTAAGCCATTTGATTGGCAAGTTCGTTTTGCATTGATGCCAATGGCTGACCTTCTTTAACTGCTTTACGCATCTCTGGGGTAATGTCAAGGTAGCGTACTTTTTCGTTACCAGTTTTAAGTTTGCCAACACCGAAAAGTTGTACTCGTTGTCCCGTTTTGATTTCTGTTTCACCCACTTTTGCACCGTACTTCTTACCTTGTTTTTCGAGGAAAGCAGGGTAAACCTCATCGTAGTATTTCTTCATGCCCTCGCCGCCGACCGAAAGATCAATGCCCTCAAGTGCTTTAACGCCCATGCTGTTGCTTTCTGCATTAAGTAACTTTTGAGCAACCTCCTTACCAACAATTCCTGGAAGTTCTTCAGGCGTCACAGACTTGTTGATAATTTCATGACCGCGACTGTCAAAAGCCTTGAACACCGTGCCAAACTTGTTTGCTTGTTTTGAATCAGGGGGACTGTAATAAACCTTGCTGATCTGTTTGCTCAAGTCATAACGCTCTGCTTGCTGCTTACCCGTTGTCAATCCAATCCTGTCGTAACCCTTGTCCACAGCTTCCTTAATTGCTCTCTTTAACGCAAGCTGATGCCAAGTGTCCTTGAAGGGGGCGTCAGGGACGCCTTCACCTACTTTTCTAACAGTTTTTTCTGTTTCAATTTTTACAGGCATTGTGTTCCATCCAGCCGCTTGAGTCATTTTCCCAACTTCCTCTGGTGTTTTGCCAAAACCTATATCAACCTGTTGTCCGTCTGGTGTTGTGTAATAAGCCCTGTACTGCTCTTCAAATTTAGGCCCATACCCCTTCTCCCGCCCAGCTTGATGCCAATCGGACTGCACCTCTTCAATCAACAGCATCTTCTTACCATCAGCATCAATGCGGTCATTAACCCTCATGTGGGCTAAGACGTTGGGTTCGTTAAAGTGGGATGATTGGTATGTTTGCGATCCAATTTGATTTTTTAACTCTTGTGCTTTAGTTTCAGCTTGATCTCTAAGCCTTCTGGAATCCGCAACTCTTTGATACAAAGCAACTACGCTTGGATCGCCAGGGTTTAACTCGCTTGCTGCTTTCCACTTCTCCATTAAATCAGCAGTTTGCCGCCTCAAGTCACCCGCCGCTATTTGAGCAACATCTAACTCAGACTTCCCGCGAACGGGCGTAGTCAACAATATCTCACGATAGTTGTCACCACCTGGTAGCGTAAAACGCTCGTATTTGGTTCGTGTTGGTTCTGGCACTACATACGCCGCATTAGCTTCTGCATCTCTTAAATCTTGTATTTCATTTATTTGAGTTTGAAGTTGCGTTGCATTTCTTTTAGGCATGATGGAATGTCTGAGTCTTTCATCTTGACTCATCCCTAAATAAAAACTCCTTGCTTCATTGTCATTAGAAAATTCTTTAACCGTTTTTCCTTTAAACCTATTGGTAATATCTTCTAATTCAGCTAGCTCTTGTGCAGTTACTGACTCTCCTCTAAACACTCTATTTTGCAATATAACACCACGTTGGTATTCTCCTGGGTTAACTTGTCTATCAACTAAAACATAACTAGGATTATCCATTTCTTTGTACAAAGACTGTATCTGCGGCTCATACTTGTCAAAAATCTCTTTGCGTTTGGCTATGCCTACTGGGTCTTCCGTAATAGCACCACCTAACTGTTTCTCCTGCACATTAACCCGATTTCTCTGGATAAAGTCTTGCACCTCTTGGCGGGTCACATTTGGCTTATCCTTCAAAAACTCATCTAACCCCATAGCCTCTATTTCGTACTTCTTAACATCTTGACCCTTCATAAGATCATTAATAAAAGATGCACCAGTACCAGACTTGCGAGGAA